AGAATCTGGAGATTCTGTTAACAATGATAATCAAATAAAAACTGTTTATATTGAAAATGCAGGATCAAACTATGCTAATGGTCTTGGTCAAGAAATGAGCATTATTGGTGATGGAACTGGTGGAAAGGTTAGAGTTGATGTTGAAGGTGGAAAGATTACAAATACTGTAGTCACCTCTGGAGGCAAAAATTATAGTTATGCACTTGTTGATTTGGGTTCGATTAATTCAAGCACAACTGCTACACCTGCAAAATTGGTTCCAGTTATTCCTCCATCTAGGGGGCATGGTTATGATATTTACAAAGAACTTGGAACTGATAGAGTCTTAGTTTACGCTAGATTTGATGATTCTACTAAAGATTTTCCAGTTGATACAAGTTTTGCTCAAGTTTCGATTGTAAAAAATCCAACTGCTGTTGGAACTTCAAATACATTTACTGATAATAATTTTACTGGATTGTCTGCATTCAAACTTACAAGCATCACTGGAACTCCTAAAGTGGGAGAAAAAATAGAACAGTTGGTTCAAAGTGGAACTGCAAAAGCATTTGGTTATGTTGCTTCATTTGATACAGAAACTAAGGTTCTTAAGTACTTTACCGATAGATCCTTATTCTACAATCAAACAACAAAAGATGAACAAGATTATACTGGAATTTCTACAAATGGAAGACCTTATGCTTTTGAATCTTCATCCAACTTGATTACAGGACAAACATCAGCATTTACAGGAGCGATTGATACTGCATTCTCAGGAATTTCCACGAATCCAACAGGAATCAAACAAATTAATCTGGGAGTTAGTTTCACAGCAGGCATGGCAGTTCCTGAAATAAATAAAGGATCAGGGGAAGTTATTTACCTTGACAACAGAGCTAGCATTGCTAGAAATGCTCGTCAAAAAGAAGACATCAAAGTTATACTGGAATTCTAAACAATGTCACAGAAGACAAATTTAAATGTAAGCCCTTATTATGATGATTTTGATAAGGCTGATAATTTTTACAGGGTACTCTTTAAACCTGGATTTCCCGTTCAGGCGAGAGAACTAACGGGTCTTCAATCTATCTTACAGAATCAGATAGAATCCTTTGGAAGTCACATGTTCAAAGAAGGTTCTATGGTGATTCCAGGTGGAGTCACTTGTGACAATCAATTTACGACAGTTAAAGTAAATCCAGATCATCTCGGGATTGATATTACAGTATACTTGAGTGCTATTGTTGCATTAAACAATGGTAGAGGTGCAAAAGTAAAGGGAGAAACCTCTGGTGTAGTCGGTACAATCAAAGGATTTTTACTTCCACCAAATGAAGGTGTTGAGGAAATAACACTATTTGTTAAATATCGTGATGGCGCTTCTGATCAAGAATCAGTAGAATTTGCCGATGGAGAAGTATTAATACTTCAAGAAAATGTTACTTACGGAAATACGACTCTTCGTATTGGTGATACTGTTTTAACAACTTTATCTGTAAATTCAACTGCAACTGGATATGCAGTTGGTGTAGCTCAAGGTGTATATTTCATTAGAGGGACATTTGTTGATGTTCCAACTGCACAAATTATTCTTGATCCATACGATAGTGATCCATCATATCGAGTTGGATTTGATATCTTAGAAGAAATTGTTGATGCGAGTGAAGATAGCAAATTAAACGATAATGCGAAAGGTTTTACAAACTATGCAGCACCTGGTGCTGATAGATTAAAAATTAGTGTAAAACTTGCCAAAAAAGCACTCACAGATAATGAAGATACTAGTTTCGTTGAACTGGTAAGGGTTGATGAAGGTGTAATTAAAAAATTACAAAATAAGTCTGACTATAATCTTATTAGAGATTACTTTGCTAAGAGAACTTATGAAGAATCTGGAAATTATGCGGTTGAACCTTTCATTGTTGATGTTGTAGACACTTTAAATAATGAAACTGGAAATGGTGGTCTTTTTAAAGAAGATAGGTTAACTGAAGATGGGAATAAACCATCTGATGATTTGATGGCATATAGAGTTTCTGAGGGAACTGCATATGTTAAAGGTTATGATATTGATTTGGTCGGATCAACTATCAAAGATATTGAAAAACCAAGAGATGTTAAAAAGATAAACGGATCAAGATTGCCATTCTCTATGGGCAGTTTGATCCGCGTTAACAACGTGCATGGAATTCCATATATTAAAATTGGTGGAACTGCTGCAGGTGGTAATACTAGTGCTAATGTCATTGATCTTTACGATCAGAGAAGAAATGGTGAGAATAATGGTGGAACTCTTGATGGAACAGGACAAGGTGTAAAGATTGGACAAGCAAGAGTATATTGGTTTGGTCTGACTGATGACAGATATAAGAATGCTGGAACTGAATGGGATCTTTATCTCTACGATATTCAAACATTCACAAAACTGACATTAGCAAATACTTTTACTACAGGTGATGTTCCTGATGGATCACTTGTAAGAGGTTTATCTAGTGGTGCTACTGGATTTATTGCGGGTAGAAGTAGCAATACATATGACTTGACTCAAACTTCTGGAACATTTCTTGAAGGTGAGCAAGTTATTATGAATGATATGGAGAAATTTAAGTCTGGTATTAATACTCTTGGTATTAGAGCATATAATACTGAAGATATTAAATCTGTATTCCAAGATTCAGATGCTCTTGATACTTCCTTAAAGAAGAATTTCCTTGCAGATACTGTCTTATATCCAAGACAAATTCCAAACTTTGCAATCACAGATCAACTTACAATTTCTGGTGGCAATCTCGGAAAGGTTCAGGGAAGATTCTTTAATGCTATTAATGGAATTAAACCCGGTGGAATTCTTCGTTATTTTAAAAATGGTGAAACTGAACCAAGTTTTACAAGAATCACTGCAGTAAGAGATCATGAAATTGATCTTGCAGCAACTACAACTATTTCAGATGTTTGTATTGGACCTGTATCTAATCAAACTTCTAATTTCCAGTTGATGGTTCCAAGAGTTTTAAATGCTGGTAAGAGTGGTCTTTATTCTATATTACCAGAATCTAATATATCATCTGTTGATTTTGGAAATTCTGAACTGGCAGTCACATATCAATTAACTGAGCAATCTACTGATGGTAACGGTACCTTAGAATTTACCACAGCTGATGTGATTGGTGCCAATGCTGGTATCAGTAGTGTATTCTTTGAAACTTTTGATGCTGAAAGATATAGTGTTGTTTATGGAGGTGGCACTGCAGGTGTTGGTAACAATGGAACTCCCGCTCCATTGGATAGTGGTCAAGTAACTCTTGATGAGAATGCAGGTAAAGTTACTATTACCAATCTTGCAGCATCTCAGACAAGTAATGTAACCGTTCTCGCTACTATGAAGAAGCGAAACATTACTCATAAATCTAAAGATTATATTAGATCAACTCAAGTTAATATTGATAGGTCTGTTGATGGTTCAAGATTTGCTGTTGGATTGACCACCAGCACTTTCTATGGAACCAGGGTTCAGGATGATCAAATTTCTCTAAACTTCCCAGACGTTGTAAAAGTTCGTGCTGTTTACGAATCTACAAATTCTGATGCACCAACTTTAGATAGATTGACTTTTGCAACTGGTTTAGCACTCGATCAAAATGTTGTTATTGGTGAAAAAATTGTTGGTCAAGATAATAGAGCAGTAGGACAAGTTGTTTCTGCAACTGCAAATACAGTTGATTATGTACCAATGAATGCAGAAAATTATGACGTTGGAGAAGTTGTTAAATTCAAAGAATCTTCAATTTCTGCAGTTATTCAACAAACTAAAGAAGGAAGTTATGTAAACAGAACTTCTAATTATGTGCTTGATACTGGTCATCGGGAACAATATTGTGATTATTCTAGAATTATTAAGAGAAGAGGTACTCCCACTCCCTCACGTAAACTTTTAATTATTTTTGATCATTATAGAGTTGCATCGGGTAATTCTGGAGATGTATTTACGGTAAATTCATATACTAAAGACAGATATACTAGCGATATTCCAAATCTACCAGAAGGTGCCCGCGCAAGTGACATAGTTGATTTCAGACCAAGAGTTAAACCTTGGACAGAAGTAACTGGATATGCAACATTGTCTCCTTTTGATTTTAGTAGCAGAAGATATGAGTCTGATTTCCAATATGTTGTGAAACCAGACGAGTCATCATTCTTGGGGTATGAATTCTATCTCGGAAGAATCGATCTTGTTGCTGTTAATCGTATTGGTGAAGTGGAAGTTATTAAGGGCGAATCTGCACCAAAACCACAGGCACCAATTCTTGCTGACGATGCGATGGAACTCGCACAAATTAAACTTCCACCATATCTTTACAATCCAACCACAGGACCAAAAATTCTTCTGAGAGATAACAGAAGATTCACGATGCGTGACATCGGAAAACTTGAAGATAGAATTGAAAATCTTGAGAATATTACTAGCCTTACGATGTTGGAACTTTCTACAAAGACGACATCTGTAACCGATGCCAATGGTCTGGACAGATTTAAATCTGGATTTATCGTAAGTGATTTTAGAAATAAATCTCTCATGGATCCACAGTATTCAACTGTAGATATTGAAAAGGGTTCAGCAACTGCAATTGCACCAGTTGATTTTTGGTCACTCAATGCACAATTATCTTTTGATCCAGGCATTGATACTAAAACAGCAGATTTAAGTCAAAATCTCAGACTTGCTGATCCAAACATCCAAAAGACTGGTGACCTTCTCACTCTTAAGTATGAAGAAGTTGAATATCTTAATCAACCACATGCAACTAATGTTGAAAATGTAAACCCATTTAACGTTATTGTTTTTGTTGGTGGTGTTATTATGGATCCAGCATCAGATAACTGGGTCAGAACAATTTATATTAATGATCACAGAACTGAGTCAACTGGTGCTAAATGGAAACAAGAGGCAAATGTTACTGTTGATACTGACGTAAAAACAAAAGTTAAAAAGTATGATAAAGGTGGTGGTAGAGGCGAAAAGATTAAGAAGAATGTTACTACTACAACCGTCACCACTACTACAACATACAAACCCAAACTCACAGGACCTTCGAGAGAGTTTAATTACGTTGAAGATGTAAAAGTTTCAGGTGAAGCAGATCCATGGATGCGTGAAAGAAATGTATACTTTGCTGCAAATGGTTTAAGACCATTTACAAAACATTATAAGTATCTTGATGCACAGCAGATTGATTTTGTTCCAAAACTTTGTGAAATTGAAATGAATTCTGGTACATTCACAGTATATGAACGTGCCGACATCTTCAATCGTAAAGGTAGAAAAGTTGGTATGATGAGGATTCAAAGACCAAATCATAAATTTGGTGATAAAAATAGACCAGATATTGCTGCTGGGTTAGGTTCGCCTGCAGTTTACGTTGAAAAATACACAGTAGATCCTTATGATTCTGAGCGTCCTGGACCTGGGGACAGTTACTCGCCAACATCTAAGTTAATTAACTTTGGTGTTAGAGCACTTGGAACACTTGAAGAACATTATGGATTTGTTAGAAAAGGATTTAAAGTTGTTGGTCAAACCAGTGGTGCTGTTGCAACAATTACGAGAGCAGAGTTAATTTCCGACAATTGGGGTGATATTGTTGGAGCATTCTATTTCAGGAATCCAAATACCAAGAGAGGTCGACTAAATCGTGTTAAGAGTGGAACTAAAACTGTCAAGATTACTGCAGTTCCACCTGGAGTTACTCCTCTGCCAGGATCTACCGTATTTGCATCTGAAGCGATAGGAACCTACAGTGGTTCTGGAACCATTCTAACTCAGGAAACTTCCAGGGTTTCCGTTAGAAATCCACCCAAACCAAGAGCACAAAAAACTGAAATTGATATTAAAAAGACTGTTAAGGCAACTCATAGAGATCCCCTGGCACAATCTTTTACAGTCACTGAACCAGAAGGTATTTTCTTAACTTCTATAGATCTTTTCTTTGCCACTAAAGATCCTGGTGCAAAAATATTTGTTGAACTTAGAACAGTTGAACTTGGTACACCAACAGGATTACTTGTTCAAGATTATGCACAGGTTGCGTTAAATCCTGAACAAATTAATGTTATTGAAGCAAATCCATTTGAGCCTGTAGCGACGAACGTTAAATTCCCATC